CGGCATCGCCGCCGATATCGAGCATGCCCTGATCGCCCCCACCCTCCGCAAGGCGTGGCTGACCATCCTGCAGAACGCCGACGATCTGTCCACGCAGGAAGTGGTCCATGCCATCGGCCTGCGGGCCACGGTCATGCTCTCGCGCCTCTCGCCTGCCGAACGGTTCGCCAAGTTGGCGCAGGGGTGTTCCTTCCGTGTCCACGGCCTCTCGGCCACACTGGCCCGGGTGCGGGATTTCCAGAAGCTCGCCGCCCTCATGCAGATGACGGGGAGTAACCCGCTCCTGCTCCAGGCCTTCGTCCGGCGCTTCAGCGGCGACAAGATCCTGACGCACATGCTCAAAACTCTCAACATCAATCCCGAGCATATCGAACAGGACCCGGAAGAGATGGCCATGCAGGGCCAGCGCAATCAGCAGTTGATGCAGCTCATGCAGATGGGCATCGGGGCCAAGGGCGGGGCCGTGCAGCAGGCGGAGTCGGGCGGAGAGCCGGCCTTGCCAGCCGAGATAAATCAGCAAACTAATCCTTTAAGCGGAATGGTGGGTTAGCCATGCCAGCAGTCAGTAAAGCGCAGCGGGTTGCGGCTGCAATCGCCGAACATGAGCCGGAGAAACTCTACGCCCGCAACAAGGGCATGGCCACGATGGGCAAGAAAGCGTTGCACATGATGGCCTCGACGCCGGAGAAGGGCCTCCCGGCCCGCAGGAAGATTTCCAAGTCCAAGCGATCCATGCGGGACCGCAGCACGGCGGCCTCGCCCCCGATGAGCACCAAGGAAATCATGTGCGGCTACCGGAGGGTCGGGTGAGCACCGAGTTCGACCAGAAGTTTGACGAGTGGCACAAATGGGCTTTCGAGCACAAGGATGATGGGGGCGACATCCACCAGCAAATCAAGTTCTTGAAGAAGGCCCTGGAGGGCACCTTGGAACTCCTGGCCCACGCCGCCCACGACATCCGGGCCCTGGAGGGTCGGCCCAAGGAATCCCTTGGGCAGCCCCTCTACCTGCCCGGACACTTGCGCGTGCGCGGGGATTTGCGACGGTTCGGATGATTCAGCTCACCGCAAGGAATACCAGGAGTGGTTGACATGGTGCAAGCGAATGACGGCAGACGAATGAAAGCCGACGACCAGATGCAGCGAGCGGAACAGGCCCTCCTGGCGGCCGGGGCGCGGCAGTACGTGAAGGCTGCCGTCCAGGACACCACGGAGGAATTACTCAGCGCCTTGGAGGCGCATCTCGGCTCCGCGACCATCTCGCCGGAACGGACGTTCGCCACGCTGGGAGGCGTCATGGCGATGCGCCGGCTCCTGCGGGCCGTGGACCGGGACATCCAGCGGGGACAGGACGGACCCAAGCCGCCCAGCCGATAAGGACAGCGGCAGGAGGATTTCATGGCAACGCCAGCACCGAAACCGAAGCCGCAGGATCAGCCGGACCCGGACGCCCAGATTCTTCAGGGCGGTCCCGGGGAGACGCCCCTGACGGAGGAGAGACCCAAGCCGTCGGATACCCCGTCCCTGGTGACGGTCAAGTACGGCGGGAAGGACTACACCGTCGCACCGGAGATCGCCGAGGCGTGGAGCGCCCGGGAAAAGGAATTCGGCCAGAAGATTTCGGAGCAGGGCACCGAGCTTGGCAGCCTGCGGAAATTCCGCCAGTCGGTCGAGCAGACCGTCACGCCCCCGAGACAGGCCGGATCGGACCTGGGGACGCTCCTCTTCGAGAATCCCAACGAGGCAATCAGCCAGATCCGCCAAGGGATCATCCGGGAGGTCGAGGGCCGCTACAGCCAGGACCAGTCGAAACGGGAGTTCTGGCGCGATTTCTATCGCAAGCATGATGATCTGGACGGGGAGGACACCTTGGTGCAGGCGGTGATGCAGCGCCACTGGGGCGAGCTGGAAACGTTGCCCGTCTCCACGGCGCAGGACAAGATCGCCGACCTGACCCGGGGGGAGATCCTCCGCATCTCCAAGAAACTCAAAGGCGGCAGGGAGGACGAGCTGCCGCAAGGACGCGCGGTCGTGGAGGGAGCGTCGAGCGCGCCGAGCCGGCGTAAAGCCGAGCCGGAGCCGGAAGGCCCGAAGAGCCTCAGTGACGTGATCCGGGCCAACCGGGCGCGGCGGCTCCAGCCCACGCCCGCCAAGGGGTAAACGATGGCCAACTTCACCTGGAATTTCGACGCCCCCACGGGGGTCTATAAGAGTCGCGCCCTTTCGTCCAAACTCTATCAGGCCGCCGTGGCCGAGACCACGGTGGCGGAGCACGCCAGCCCGGTCGGTGGGTTCGGGCGCAAGCAGGGTGAGACGGTGACGCTCAAGCGCATTAAGGCGCTGACCGAGCCGACCTCTCCCGTGCTGACGGAAGGCGTGCGCATCCCGGAAGACACGCTCACCATCAACACGAAGGCCATCACCGTCGAGGAGATCGGGCGGGCCGTCCCCTATACCAGCCTGTCCGAGGATCTGGGCGCGGTGGACATGGAAAACGCCGTGCAGAAGGAGTTGCGGCGGCAGATGAAGCTGTCGCTCGACACCCTGGCCGCGACGGGCATCAAGGGCGGCCAGATCAAGTACATCCCCACGGGCGTCACGGCCCGCACCATCAATAGCGACGGCACGACCGCCGCCGCGGCCGTCACCATGAACACCTGGCACCTGGAGGAGATCCGCGATTACCTGTTCGCCACGCTCTTCGCCCCGATGCTCGGCGACGGCTACATCGGGATCTTCGCGCAGAAGTCCATCCGGGGCATCAAGCGGTCGCCGGAATGGGAAGAGTGGCACAAGTACACGGACCCCTCGGCCAAGTGGAACAACGAAGTGGGCCGATGGGAGAACATCCGGCTCATCGAGTCGAACCACACCAACGCCTTCAGCAACACCAAGGGCACGGGCAGCGTCCTGGGTGAAGGCGTCGTCTTTGGCGATGATGCGCTGGTCCTGGCGGAGGTCATCGCCCCGGAACTGCGGGCGGGCATCCCGGCGGACTTCGGCCGCGCCCGCTCGGTCGCCTGGTACGGCGTGCTCAAGTTCGACCAGCCGTGGGCGGACAGCGGGAACGCTGGCGAGGCGAAAGTGGTCCACGTCACCTCGAGCTAACGTCACTGGCCCTGGAGCATCCCGGGAGTATCCCGCATGGGGCGGGACCCGTCCCGGCGACCGATGAAGGGGCCACGGGAGGAACATCATGGCGTATCCACATTACCAGATCACCGTTCCCATCACCACGACCGGCGGCGATACCGTCCTGTCTGCGAACTCGACGGCTGCCGATGTCGGCATCTGGATGGCCGGCCCCCAGTCCTATGTGGTCCGGCGCGTGGCCATCCAGCGGACGACCACAGGCGGGTGGGCCACCGGGGCGTCGTTCAGCTTCCGGCTCGTCTGCGGCAAGTACGCCTCAGCGACAGGCGGCCAGTTCGCCAAGATCACCCTGACGACTGGCGGCAAGCGGGAGGATCACCTCTGGTTCAACCAGGGCTTCACGCCGAAACTGGTCCCGGCGGGCAAGGGCATCACCATTCGCTTGACCACGGCCTCGACCGGGAAGCTCTTCCGGGCATGGGCCCTGATCGAGCCATCGCCGGAACGACTCCAAAACCTGGCCACGGGGCACTTCATCTCCGTGACCGCGTAGCGACAACCCGGAGGGGGGCTTCGGCCCCTCTCCCCTTCCAACCCCCGAGACGGCCAGTAGGGTCTGGGATCGGCGGAAGCCGGGAACCCGAACAAGGGGGTCAAGGAGCATCACATGGCACTGGGCAGCGGCAACTGGAGTGTCGCCGGAGCCACGGCGACTGGCACCACGGGCAAGCTTCCCGAGAACACCTACATTCGCGGGAAACTCAAGCAAATCAACCTGAAACTCACCATGGCTGCCAGCGGGTGGCCGGCGGCAGGCATCGCCATGCCCACGGCGGCCAGTGTGGGACTGATCCGCAATCTCGATATGTATCAGATGTCGCCGGCCTTCTATGCCAGCGGCGTCCTGCATGCGAGTCGTGGCGTGGCCTTTGTCTTGGCAAGCGGTGGCAAGACCATGCGCTGCGTCCGCACCTCGACGGTGAGCGGTGTCCCAGGTGCGGGTGTCCAGACTTTACTGGCGGCCACGCAGATACTCACCGCCGCGCAGACGTTCTACGTCACCGCACTAGGCTGGTAGCGCCATGCACCCAGCCGACTGCCTGAAGACGCGCCCGAAGACCGTCGCCCTGATTGGCTTGGGCGTCTCCCGCTTGGCCTACGGGGAACAGGTCTGCCTGGACGGCTGTAAGACCAACTGGGATGAGATCTGGACGGTCAACTTTGGCGGCTTCGTCTACCGCCACAACAAGCTCTGGGTCATGGATGACCTGCGGGCGCAGGCGCAGAACCTTCCCAGCTACGGCGACTTCCTGCGCCAGCACCCTGGACCCATCATCACTAGCACGCCCTACCCGGAATTCCCCACCTCCGTCCGCTTCCCCATCGAGGAGGTTGTCCAGGCCCTTGGGGATGACTTCCTGAACTCGACCGTGGCCTATGCCCTGGGCTGGGCCATGATGATCGGCGTCAAGGCCATGTGGCTGTACGGCTGCGACTTCCACTACCCGAACCAGACCCGGGCCGAGGAGGGCGGCCAGTGCGCGGCCTACCTTTTGGGCCTGGCCCGGCACTTCGGGATGACCTTCCACATTCCCCATACCACCACCCTCTTGGGGGCCTATCGCGGCGTGCAGGTCGGCGAGAGTGTCCGACGCCCGCTCTACGGCTACGCCAAGCAACCCTTCATTCCAGAGGAGGCAGTTCATGGGCCTGGACCTCAAGCAAGTCCACGAGACGGAGCAGATCAAGGGGACCAGCGAGTTCCGGCTGGTGCGGGTGCGGCCCACGGCGTCCCTGGCCCGGGAGGGGGAGCCGGGGATCTTCATCCAGTCGGGGGGGATCTACTACGAGGACGGGAAGCCCGTGGAGAACCCGCCGGCGTGGTTCTGGGAGGATTGCCGCAAGATGACCCCGGAGCGCCGCCAGCAGCTTGGCGTGCGCCTGCCGGAGGAGCCGTCAATCTCGGAGGCGACGGCGACGTCCCCAGCCCGGCCCGCTTCGCCCCCGGCGAGTCGGCGATCCGCTACGACACGCTCCCGCCCGCAGAAGCGGACCGGCGATAAGGTCTGCCCGGACTGCGGGAAGGCGGGGCTGAAGAACCTGGGTTCCCACAAGCAGCACTGCAAAAAGGAGGCTGGCTGATGGCCGTCGTCACTGTCAGCGGCTCGACCACCCCAGTGGCGAAGGGGGTCATCCGCACCGCCTGGACGTTCGCCACATCCCTCGCCCCCACCAGCGGCAGCATCGGCAATCCCCTCAGCGCCCCGAATTACCCGGACAAGACCGTCATCTGGCGCGGCCCATGGGTCTCGGGCGTCACCATCGTCATCCAGGGCAGCAACACGGCGACCTACAGCACCGGCATCGCCAAGTGGTTCACCTTGAACGACCCGCAGGGGAATGCCTTGAGCAAGGCGACCGGGGCCGTGGAGGCCATCCTGGAGAATCCTCGCTGGCTCCGCCCGCGCATCTCGGCGCGAACCGGGGTCCTTGGCGCACCCGTGATCGAAATCCTGTCCCAGAGTACCCGGAGGTAGGCCATGGCTGAGTTGAATGACGAGCAGGCCCTCAGTTACGCCGAGTCCATGGTCAACTGGACGCGGAGCCTCCGATATTTGGAGGATGTCTGCCGCTTCGTGCGGGGGGCACGAACCAGCATTCCCGTGCTCCAGCAGCAGGTGGAAGAGGCCACTCAACGGAAAGTCAAGGCCGAGCAGGCGGCGGAGACTGCCGAAACCTGGGCTAAGGAGCAGGTCGCCGGCCACCAGCAGGATGTGGCTGCGGTCCGTGAGCAGACGCTGAAGGACATCGAAGGCATCAAGGCGGAGATTCTCGGTCAGCGGCAGGTCATGGCGCAGGAGCGCGAACAGTT